CCAGTTACGTTAGCTAATCTTTTGTTTTTCTTTGCAGTTTGACCAGGTTTAGAAAATGCGTTTGGAGTATCATATCCAGCAACTGCACCAGTTCCAGTCATTTCTTCCAATTCCTTTTCAGATTGGATTTCTTTAACTATTGTTCTGATTATTTCTTTTAGTCTATTTGACATTTACCTTTGATTTTAATTCTTTGATTAACTCATAAGAAAGCATTATAGATGAAACGTGATTATCGGTTACAGTTTTACCAATTTTCATTTTTTCTAAAACAGAAATAGTTTCTGATAATTTAATAGTAGTAACTTTATCACCGATTTTAGATTTGATAACTTTTAATTCGCTAACAATTTGTGGAAGTTCTACTGCCAAATAATCTTTAAATTTAGATGTATTAGACATATTGTTAATATACTCTTTTAATAAACTTTTTTGTTTATCATTTAAATTTGTATATTTTTTATTGAAAGTTTCAACAAGAATCTTATAAGTTAGTAAACGTAGGTCTTTGTCTTGTTGTTTATATGTTTCTATCAACTTTGTACTATCTGTTGTAGGTATTATTTTATTTACAGTAGGTCTAGAAATGATATTTTCAATAAGTGTTACCTTTGAATTGAATATATCTTTAATATCGTAATTTTCAGTTTTTCTTGATTCGAACACCTTATATATAGATGCAATTACTTTATAATTTGTTATAGGGGATGATAAAAATTGCTCTAATTCAAATTTTGCATTAATCTCTTTAATAAGATTATACTTCTCCTTTGATAATTTTGCAACATTCAATTTAGAATGAGCCTGTGATACAGTTTCAACAAACATTTCGGCTTTTGATTCCGAATTGTATTTTTCTTTTAATAGCAAATCATAAAGACGTAATTCTTTATTTAATTCAGTGCCAGATGCAAAGAACTCTTTTACTATTTTTTTTGCGTTTTCCGTCTTATCACCATTAAGTACCTCTAATGTTATTTGTCTTACTAATAATTCAAATAACACTCCAGTATTCTTAATTTTGGAATGTTTTATTTTTTTCATTTATTACCCTATGTTTAACCTATGTCTATAAACTAACACATATAAATATAAACTTTTTAATGTTTATTAAAATTTAGTGTCATCTATCAAATTATTTTCATCTAAAAGTGAAGTTTTTTCCGATATTATCTTCTTTTTTGATGAAATTCCATTTATATATTCACGTGCTAGTCTTTTTCCTGATTCATTTGTTCGAGTTTCTCTCTTTCTATCTGCTTCATTTTCTTTGTTACCCAATGGGTCTCTACCTAATGGATGTTTATCCTTTCCGTAAGTATTTCCCTCTCTTGGTCTACCACCTTTATTATCTACAATATTTTGTTTCATTTTTTCAATTTCCTCCTCCACATTTTGTTGCGGTGGTGGATTAGCTGGGTCTTCTCCTTGCTGTTCAATTGAGTTGTAACGGAATCTATCTTTAAGGTCTAATACCATTTTAGCTCTCTCTACATCCATTTCATCTTCACTCATTCCAAATACGTTATGGAATACCCAATCGCTTGATAACATATTCAATGCTTTCAAATCAGATGCTAATCTTGTCTTTTCACTCCAAAGATTTACTTTCTCTTGCTCATATATTGTAGAAGCGTTAGTTAAAGTAAGTTGGAAGTTTGTCATTTCGGAATCATCAATACCTTGAGATGCCAAATGTACAATTGCTATTTTAGTTAATTCACTAACAATTGTTCTTTGAATTCTTTCAATAGTTCTAGCGAAACGAACATCTTGAGCGGCAAGAGTTGCTTTACCATTTACATCTTCTTCATATCCTAAAAATGATTTAGGTACTTTTAATGCTGCAAATAGTTTAGCTTTTAAATAATCAATATCTTCTGTTGCTGTATATTCTAAACCTTGTAAGTTTTCAATTGATGTACCACTATCCCCACCTCTAACAGGTAAAAAGAAATCTTCGGTAAGATTCTGAATATTGTATTTTAAGTTGTAATCTCCTGTATCTTTATTAACAAACGGAGTTTTCTTCATTTTGGTAATAATCTTTTGCATGTAGTTATCAACTTCTTGCGGATTTATATTACCAATATCAATTTTAAATACTCTTTTTTCAGGTGCTCTCATAATACGATGTATCATCATAGCATCTTCCATAAGTGATATTTGCTTCCAAACTCTACGACCACCTTCAATCATTGCTTTACCATATGGTAAGAAATTTGTATCAGATAGTAAACGGAAGTGAGCCATTTCATAGTTCTCATATTCCTTCTTACCATATCTATCAACTTCACATTTAAATTTAATATAATTTTGATTATTTGGGTCTGTGCCTTCCAATCTTTCCGTATTATATACAGAATATGGTATTACATTTACAATACCTTTACCTTCTGCAATTTCCAATGCCAAGAAAAAATCACCATATTTTACAAGGTTTCTAGTCCAAGGCCATAAATTAAATTCTATATTCATTACATCATAAAATAAATTATGAAGAATTGAACTTACATTTTCATTTGATGAACGGATATGAAGTACATCACCATATTCATTTTTTGTTGTAGATTCATCAGAATATATATCTAATGCAGAAGAAATGATTGGGTCATTATCCATAGCATCATAATCTCTAAAAAGTTCTCTACGAACTTGATGATATGCCATTGATTGTGCACCAGTTTGGCTTTCGTAGTAAGACCTTTGTAACTTTGTATATCTATCTCTAAGATTTACGAAGTTTGTATTCATTTGGCGTTCATCCGTATCTACAACCTTACGTTTACCGTCACTATCAACGGTTACGATTGCGCTGGTTGAGAATAACTTCTTTAACCTACCAAAAAAACTTCTATCATCTATTTCCTGTTCTGCCATATTTTATTATTAATTTCTAAAAAAATCCTATTTTGACATTATATGATATAAATATCGTAATTTATCAAAACACTATAACCATTCGGATAAATCTTCAAATCCATCACCAACTCTCATTTTCCAAGGATTTTCACTATCACCAAACCCACCACCATAAACTCCTTGATATGCATTTGATGTTATACCAGAAACTGCGTTTTTAGTTAAGTCAATACCTTCTTGTCTTAATCTAAGTGCGGTATCTCTAACCCATAATCCTATTGAAAATGCCATTGTCAAATCATCATTATAACCTTTCATAGCCTCTGCTCTACCATTCATATAGATAAATGTGAATAACTCATCTATTAAACGAGAAGAACGAACTATAACTGATTTCTCTCTGAAGTAATCGGTTAATTTAGATATGATTAAAGGTCTAGTCTTAGAAGTAGTTGAAAATCCAGCTACCAATCCTCTTTCTTCTGACCTGTATTTATTTGTCATTTGATGTTGGATATCAATATACTTTAAATCCTTACTCATATAGAATAAGTTTTTATATCCTCTATCAATTACTTGCTGAATTGTTGCCCAACCAATGTTTGCGTTCTCTATTACAAGTAATGCATCATTGTATTCAGTTGAAAGTGCTACTAAGAAATTTCCAAAATCTTTTGTATCCACTTTACCTTTATATTCTGCTACTTGAGTTGCGTTTACAATATCAATTACATGGCAGGTAGAGTAATCCCCACCATCACCTCTGGCCACATCGGCCACAACCATATAAGATTTATTATAATCGGCATGCTCCCATTTCCAAAGGTTTCCATCAAATCCACCTTTCTCAATTGGGTCCTGAATGTATGTTTCTTTATAGAACATTAGGGTTTCCGGTTCAATTACAGTTTCACCAGAAGATACGAAATCACAATCACATTCTTGTGCTGCTTTTTTAGGTCCTAATAGTTTTTCTTGCTCATCTCTCCATTTTTGGTCTCTTTCAGGATGCACTGTCCAATGTAATCTGATTGTATTGAATGGGTTTCTACTTTCCTCAGCTCCTAACCAAGTTTGGTGAAACCAATTACCCACACCATTAGGAGTGGATAATGCAATACAACTACCACCCGTAGATAATGTTGATTGAGCTGCCACCCAAATCTCATCGATATCATCAATGAAAGCTGCCTCATCAAATATTAGAAGTGATAATGCTTCCGAACGTCCTGCATCAGGAGAACTTGCAATAGCTTTAATTTGAGAACCATTGTGTAAACGAAGGGAAAGCTTGTTATCCTCCATAGAACCTCCCTTAAGCCAACTAGGAAGTAATTCATGCATCACTCTTACCTTAGTTACTAAGTTCTTTGCAACATCTTGCTTTGTTGCAATAACCAATACGTTAAAATCAGAATTAAATATCATTTTCCAAAGTGCGTATCCAGCCGATAAGGTTGAAATACCAGTTTGACGTGATTTCAATACTACATTAAATCTATTACCTGCAAATTGAATTAAAGTCTTTTCCTGAAATGGAAATAGATGAAAGGGTATTTTACCTCTTACCGGATGTTGAATCATACAATACTTTTTCATAAAGTGAATCGGGTCTACCGCACACTTTTTGTATTCTTCTGCAATAATATCTTTTAGAGATTTCTTTTGTGTTATACCAGTACTCATATTAATCGTTAAGGGGTCTTACTAAATCGTAATTTTTATCTTTTAATTTATCGTAAGCCTCATTTCTTAATTTAGTAGCTTGTTGAATCTCATCTTCAAATTTAACAATTTCTAAAAGGATTTCTGCTTTAAGTTCTTCCACATCTCTTTCCATACTCCACTTTTCAATCTTACCATCTTCTTGAACCACTTCATAAGTTTGTTTTGCATCTCTATACGCTTGTTTAAATTGAGCAACAACATCATTACCATGTGCAATCATATTAGATGTGATTTTATATGTTTCGTAATAACCCCATAATCCATCAAGTTTAATCTGCGATTCTTTTTTTGCTAAACAAGTAATACAATATCCAGTTTTAGATATTAATTTTTTATCAACTCTACCTGGTTTAATAGTTTTACAATCTTCATCTTTACAAGTGTTTAACTTATCTAAATAAGCTCTAACTTCTGCCATAGTATCACCTAACTCCGATGTTTGAACTTTACCAGCTTCCAATTGCTCCCAAGACTTACCATCTTCATCAGTCCATTTTTCACCAACCTTACGTTTTATAATTTCCTTATCTGCTCCAGAAAATGAAATAAATGATTCCTTTTCATATTCGGCGCCATGCATTACCATATCCACCAACTTTCTACGTGTTGGATGCATAAACTTTTTATTGAATTCCTTTGCCATATTACTTACGATATATTTGTATATATAAGTATATCAAAATAAAGAAAACGATTATTTATCGAAGAAAATACCTAAAATTTGATTTAGGGGTGCGAATGCACCTGTTAATTTGTAAGTGTTACCACCATATACAAATACAATACCCTCATTTGGTACAATCTTTTCAAATCCACCAAGTGCATTTAGGCGAGATAATTCTAATTTTAATTTTTCAATTTTCTTAGGGTCACCACTTGCTTTTACTTGAGCTATTGTTGATTGTAAACGAGCTACCATTTGTCTTTTAGCACTATCAGGGTTTGCTGTAAGAACCGAATCCATAAAAGATAGTACATCAGCACCAACTCCTAAAAATATCTCCTCAAATCTCATTAGATTTTGCTTCCCTATCTTTTGTTGGTCTTGCTTATCAGTTTGTTCAGCCCATGCTCTTAATTTGTCATCAGTTATTTCTGCTATACGGAAACTCTTATCACCAAAAGCCCATCTCTTTATTAATCCTATCTTTTGTTGATAATCTAACTTCTTAGCTTTCTTTTCTACAAAGTTAGTCCACCATGCTTGATGATAATCAGCCACACCATCACTATCCGCTAATTTAAATTCATTTTGAAGTTTAGAAATCATTCCTAAATATTTTCCTTGCAATTTAGAAAGATGTTCCGATTTAGGAAGTTTATTAATTGGAGGTCCCTGAATTGTGTACTTTGATTGAACATGTGCGTTTACTTGTTTAATCATTCCACCTAATATAGATGCTGCTTGTTGGTTCTCACCTACAATAGTACCATCGATATCATAATCAAATGTACCATGAAATACCAATAGGGGTTGATTGTAAGGGATTACGTTTACAGAGGTTGGATATATCACTTCTAAGTTCATAAACGAGCTACCATCCTTAAAAACCTTCTTACGTTGAGGTTCGGATAGTGCTCCAATTGCTTTGGATAAATCCTGCATAGCGAAGTTGTAAGCATCGGTTAATCCACCTCTGCCAGCAAACTTAGTAGCTACTTGTCCTATTGTCATAGCACCTTCACCTTTGTTCTTTAGGTGTGATTTGTTACGAGCTGCAACTAATCTACCATTAACCCAACTAACTGCCAATGCCTGTCCATCAGTCTTTTCTCTTGCCAATTCCAAATCACCATTTAATGCCCTTACCACAATTTGTTTTAAATCAGCAAATGTAAGATTCATTTCAATATCAAATGGATGATTCATGTGACCATACGCACCACCTTCTAATAATAATGATTCGTTTATTGATTCTTTTATTTTTCTTTTTTGTAGAATTAATTGTTGGATTTGTGAAAATATAGATTGTATATCCTTATCTAATTTCTTTTCATCTGCACTCATTGGAGATTCTATATCCATATTAGAATATAGTTTTTTCTTTTTAGCAATTAATACATCTACCTTTTTAATTAAATCATTTTTTACTTTATCCAAATCTTTTATTATATCGGATGTAGTTGC